CGGAATGTGTCCGGTGGTCTGCAATTGCACCGAGGGGTACTTGAACAGTATGTCCTCATACCGATTCATGAGCCTCTCCAGCTCTTCGGTGAGGCGTCCTTCCTGGAGTCGGATTTCATGGGCGGCGCGGACTACTGCCAGAATATCGAACGCTGTAAGGGCAGAACTCGTCAGCCTGGTCATGCCATCGGCTTCTGTCCTGGCAAGCAGGGCGTCATCATCCAAGGAAGCCGGGATCGGTGGTTTGATGACGAACATCCTTATGTACAGCGCGGCGGTGGGCTTCGGCATCAGGTAGGTTCTGAAGATATTCGTCGAGTAAAAGTAGGTCTGTTTGTCGGACCGGAATCGCGTTGTGCGTCCATCCAGTTCTGTGGGGGACAGTGGGCTGGCCGGCTGCCATTCGTTGCTTTCGCTGGTGCGCCATTGCAGTGCCAATATGCGAAACGGGGCGGCGGCGGGGTCAACCTCGTCCAAGTAGTCCGTTTCCGCTACCCAGGTTTTTTCTTCGGACACGAACAGCAGATTCGGCACCTTGTTGGCGATTTCGAAGAACACTACCGAGGCGGCGTCGAGCAGGACGGACTTGGCTGTTGCCGTGGCAACGTCACCGCTGCCAATGCCCGACAATCTCCTAACCCGCTCGTACGCCGCCTGGTAGGTCATCTTGACTCACTCCACGTTGATGTCCTGGATGATCGCATGGGAGTTCCTCTTGTCGGTGCCCTGGTTGAACGCCATGCGCCACATGCCGACGAAGGCATCGTACCCCTCGATGCGCGAGAGAATCTGTCCGTTCGATTCGTCGAACTCGCCTTCCTTGAGGATGTACTTGATCATGTGAGACGTGTCGAGTCCGAGGAACACACCTGGAGGGCAGAACCTCGTGAACAGGAGACGCTTGACCTTTCGACCGAACAGGTTGTAATCGAAGGCCTCCATGCCCATCTTGCCCTGCTGGGGGACGAACCTCGTCTGATCCTGCGGGAGGTTTTCGAGCGACCCCATCATTGCCGTGTTGGCAATCCAGAGGTCCGGGTACGAGTGAACCGCGTCCTCCGTCTGGATCAGCGCATCGCGGAAGTGCGACGTTTCCAGGTCTTCGGGCGTTCCGTTGTTGGTGATGCGCGTGGGAGCCCATACGGGGGCTTCGCTCTCGGTCAAGCCCATGTAGGTGGTTGACATGAAGAGGTCGCGCATTCCGCGGGCGACGATGGTTTCGACCCCCGTTGGATCGCCGCTGATCTGTGTTGGGCTGGTGGCGAAGTACACCGTGACATCATCCCCGATCTGGTCATGGACCAGGGCTGACTTCAGGACCAGCACATCGTAGTTGTCGCCGTCCACCGTCCCATAGTCCGAGACGGTCACGAGTTCCGAGTCCGCAGGGGTCGTTGCGTTGGACAGGTAGATCCTGGTGTTTTTCGGAAACACCGTCTGGAGGTACTTCTTCTTGAAGGTCATCGCGGTGGTGCCGTCGCCCATCGTCCATCCGAGCGGCTTGTTCACTCGTAAGTACGTGGAGTTAATGGCGTTGGCTGTGGCGTAGTCCCCGCCTACCGGAGCCGCGAGCATGGTTGCCACGACTCCATCTTGGCCTCCGAAAAAAACCAATGACCTCCGGTGCATCAGTGAGTTGATGAGGTCGCCAGAGATCATGTTCTCAGCCTCGCCATACGAGGCTTCATTGCGGCCCTGCATCCGCGTCATGAGTTGGATGGTCAGCCCGAAAATCCCGTGCATCCACACTTCGACTGTCTCGGGACGCTTCCAGTCCATGTTGCCCCCGAGGGCCGGGAGCTTGAAATCAGAGCCGGTGAATCCCACGTTGTCCGTGGTCTGGATCTGGACTGGGGTGACCCACTTCTCGCCGATCTGGCGTTCGACTCCCCATGATTGAAACTCCTTGTCCACGTCGAAGAACGTGTTCAGAAGGTTCGTGATCTTCGGGGCGTGAACGACCTTCAGTACGTTGACTACTTCTGCGATTGAAAGCATGTCTGCCATGTTGTTTTCTCCTTACCGGGATCTGCCGATCCCGTGTTGTGCATAGACGGTTCGTTTGATTGCTTCTTGCTGTTCTTCGGGGGTCAATGCTGGCTGTCCGCGGCCCGGCTCTGCTACGGACATCGGCGGAGACCACTGCGCGATTTTCGCCGAATCCCTTTGTAAGGCCGCGTGGATCATCCGGGCGTACTCGCCGATCGACTTGTACTTCCCGGTTTTGGCGTCCGCGTTGATCAGCTCGGCAATCCCCACAGTCATCATGTTCCGGGTCAGAGGTTCGCCAATGCCAATCTTGTCAATCTCGGTATTGATCGACTGGTGAAGCTCTGTCTGCGCCGCTCTTTCGGCCGCTGTCCTGTCCCGGTTGGACAAGATCTCATTCACCTTGGCTTCGGCCATCTTCTCGATGTCGTCTTTTCCGAACTGGGCCTGGGTGCCTTGAGATCCCCGCAGGAAATCCTGGACCTGTTTGAACAGTTCCGGATTCTGCTGGAGCCTGGACGTGATGGTCTTGTCATACTCATCCCATCCGGACTGCCGTGCTTCCTGAAACTTGGGATGCGTTCCGTTCTCCACCGAGGCCCACTGTTTCTTGAGGTTCTGAAATCCTTGGTTCACCTCGCGAAACCTGGAGTACGGAACGCCTTGGCCGGGCTGCGGGCCGACTGAGCCGTCGAGGTCTGTCGCTCCCTCTTGCGTGTCGGAGGCTGTCGCGCCTTCCTGCGTCGGGTCATCAGAGGACGAATAGCCCTCGGTGGCGGCTGACGATGCCGCATCTACGTCAATATCGCCCATCATTGAATTCTCCTTCTTTGTGCCTCACCTTCTTGAACGTCCTGCCCATTATCGGGCATGACAGCCTGCAACCGGGCCCTTGTGGCTAGTGCTCCACCGATTTCAGGTGATTGTTTCGGTTCTTCGGGGGGCTGTTGCTGAGCGAATACTTTTTCTTGGAGGGCCTCGATGTACTGACGCGCGATGTCCTGGATATCTTCGTCCAAGTAATCGAACTCTTCGGTTTTTGCCCAGGAGGTCCAGATCTCCGTATGGACGGGCCACGCATAAAACGGTTCGAGGGGAGGCGCATCGCCGTTTTCCACCAGCGCGGCGATATTCGACCTGGCAAGGCGGATATCGTCGGCGAACAGAGTTTCGTCGGCGATAATCCCTTTTCGGATCAGAGCGGATTTAGCTTCTTGGGGGTCGATGATCGCGGACTGGACGAGTCGCTCAATTGTCTCCAAGAACACCGTATCCGACTTGTTGATGATGCTCCCTTGTTCGTAGGTGACATCGCCGAAGTCCAGGTCGGCCTTGGCGAACGTTGCGTATTCTTCCTTTCCAACATCGCTTTCCACGGAAAGGGAAACGCTTGCGGGGCCGTGCGCCTGGAACAGTTGGAGCATGAGTTTCGTGATCTTGACGATGGCTGCGTCGAATGATTGGTCGGCCGTCGCAAGGATTATCTGATCTTGTTCGAGCAGGTAGGACAAAGCGCGGCCGGTGATCTGGGAGAAGGGGGCTTGTCCTTGCATCTGCTTGCTCACCCCGGGAATTTCGTCTGCGAGATCCAAGATCCGTGATGCGAACTCGAAGATCCAGTTTGGGGGCGTGCTCAAGGTCAACGGTTCGGGTCGGTGCGGATTCCGTTGGTTGTCCCAGAAGATGACCGGGTGGCCTCCAACGGAGTCGATTTCCTGGTCCATGGAAATCTGGTCGCGGCCGACCATGAGTTCGACGTTCGGGATCTTTTTCATGTAGGTCATGAGAATGGTGAAGGTCTTGTTGATCATCTGCTGGACTGTGCTGGCTTGCCACATCGGGGTTGATCCGAGAGCAAATTCACTATCATCCTCGAAGGGCCAGACCACGAACGGGTTGTTCGCAATTCGGGCTACGTCCGTGATTTGCCTGCCATTGGCGAAGCTACACCACTCACCTTTTCCGAAGTCGTAGTATTCCCATATCAGGACGCTGAGCTTGACCTGTTCCCGTCTTTGGGTGGTATAGACCAGCAGCCCGTTATTGGTTGAGGTATCGGCATCAGCCGTGAATTCGCCCGCGTCCGGATAAAGGCGGGAGGCTTTCTCCGGAGACATTGCGATCCGGTGGATGCACCATTCCGCGTCGTCCCATAGGGTGGCTGTCGGGTCAAGGGCGAAGTCGAAGGGGGACACGGATCGGACGCGGATGCCTTTCAGTGAAGGGTCGTTCTGCATCCAAAACACTTTGACGATTCCGGTTCCACCCAGGACCGACCAGAGGACGGCTTTTGGTAATGTTTGCCAGTAGCCGCCATATTCTGCGAGGCGCATTGTGAGTTTGTTTCCGGCCTGAGCGGTGATCAGGGGTTTGTTGCCGTTACCGTTCGGTTTGACTGTGCCTATGGGGCGGCCTTTGAGCATTTGGGCGCGGAGGGTCCGTGCCTGGATCTGAAATTTATTGGCGGTTTCCAGGGGAACAGTGTCCTTGCTCACTGTAATGAGGCGTCCGTTTTCGTACTTGATCCATTGCTCTCCCCGAAAGTACGAAAGAGCTTGTTCTGTCTGCTGCCGCTGGTAGGTCGTGGCAAGGCGGTGGCTATCGTATTTCTTGTGAACGAGGGCCATGTCCCATTTGTTGGGCACTGGTCACCTCTTCATGTACCGGGCTGCTGCCCGGGCAATCCGGCTCGGCCCCTGTTGCTTTTGCTTGACGCGCATGGATGCAATGGACTTGAGCAACTGATCCAGGTAGGTCGGCTGAACATTCTTGGAATCCAATGTCGTTCCGAGCTTTGAGGTCACCGGCGCGTATTCTATCGTGCTGCCGAGCGGCTTGAGTTTCTTTTCTTCTTCCAGTTTCTTTTCTTCTTCCATCAGAGAAATTGCCCCAGATTGGATTTCCGATATTCATACTCCGGCTTTTCGGCAGCCGAAGCCTGATTCGTTGCTGCTTCTCTCTCTATTTGCTTTGCCTGTCTTTTTTGCAAGTCGTCTTCTTTCTTTTGACGACTCTTTGAGGTGGCGGCTGAAGACACGTTGTCAACGAGATTATAAACGCCTGAGGCGATCTGCCCGCCGATGGGGATCCAGGACAGTGCATTGATGACGTTGCCGATGGTACTTCGCGTCGCTTGCAGACCTTTTTCTTTCTTGCCGAGGGTGTCGAGTTGAGAGCCAGGAAGTTTTCGTATTGGCATGGGTCCTCCTCTGGATCCTCCGTCGATTACAGTACGGGATAAGTGATGTTTCTGTCAAGTGCGATTCAGAAGTCTGCCATGCTGACGACCTTGACCAGGGCTTCCCCCCTTTTCCGGTAGCTGCGGTTGCGCCACCATTCTTGGAAGATCGAGGCTGTGGCCCCTCCGAGCATTCCCCCGAGAAAAGCTGCTGCTATTGTCCACATCATCATTTCACCAATTGTTAAAAGATTTATTGTCGCCTGACCTGGTTCGTTTCACCAGTTGGCGGTCGCCGATCATGATGGTCTGTTGCGCATCGTGTTTCTGGCGTTTGACCTCATTCGATTCGCGGATGCGCATTTCTTTTTCACCGTGGGCTGCCCAGGCGATTGCCACCGCGAACACTAGATCATCGTGTTTTCCGGATGTTTGCAGAATATTTTCTTGTCTGGTCCCGGGCTTGATGTTGATGATCATGGTTTTCATTTCGTTGAGGGTTGCGAGGTCCGGCATGTCGAGGCGTTTTTCGGCGATGCAATTCCGGAGTGTGTTGAGGATGTGTTTTCTGATGGACGGGGTGATTGCAAAGCCCGGAACGTCTTTATTTGAGCGTATGATGTAATCGAACATCCACTGCGTGTAGATACGAGGGTATTCAAGTCGTTGTAGCTCACCAAGGACGGCGCGGCCGTTGCCGTCCCGGTCGCAGACGATTGGCGGGAAGCCGTATTCGGATCCTATGGCGTAGGCGATTCGGCCGGCCTGAACGGGGTCCGGAACATTCGAGTTGTAGACAGCGACGATTGCTTGTGTCATGCGGTCGAGGACGGCTCCGGCGTGGTCGTCTGCTTTTCCGGCGCTATTGGCGGCGGCGCCCCCCGCTGCTGCGTCCCATCCGATCACGTAGTCATGGGTTGGGTTGAAGGTTTCGTAGACTCTGTATTCTTCGCGTCCCTCGTTTCTGACGGGGTGTCTATTCGGGTCCAGGTCGATTTCGCCAGCCCACGAGGGGTGCGGTGCGTTTTCAATGTAGACGGTCAGTGCTTCGGACGAGAAGGCATGTTGTCCCGAGACCAGGAAGGCTTCTTTGGCCGTGGTCGGATATTCCTGTCTGAAAATGAACGGGTCATCGCCCAGGCTGGGCAATCCGATCCGCCGGCGCCACTTCATGTGCCCCCATGTGAGGGTGAGATTGGCATTCCCGATGATTTCGCGTTCGTCTTTCGACAGGGAAAGCATCTGAGCGAACCGTTCGGCGTTTCGGGAGTCTCCCTTTTTAATGAGGCTTTGGTATTGCGTAAAGGCGGTTTTCTCGTCGGGTTTTTCTTGGATCGTGTATTTACGGGCCCAGTACCACGGGATGAACACGGGCTCGAACAGGCCGTCTCCGGATTCCGACCGAAGCCAAGTTTCGTAGAAGATGCCATCCATTCCCTTGGCGGTACTCTCCATGAAGACGGCAGCATAGGGGTTGATCCCCAGGGGAATGGTGGGCATGAGTGCCCCGACCATTTCGTCGGCCTGTTTTCGGCTGTTCATGTCTTCCCAATAGGACGACAATTCGGAGAGGTGCACAAACGAATATGAGAAGCTGCGGGGGTCCTTGACCGTGCGTGCGGTCATGGTCGTCATTCTGGATTCGTTGTTCAGGCGCAGATAGATCATGTCTTGGCTGGCGCTTCCCTTGTAGTTTGTGTCCACGGGTCTCTTGCCGCTGGTCGGTTTGACGAGTAACGAGAAATCCTCCGGCAGGTGTGATGCCATGTAAATGGTCATGTCGCCCGCGATGTGCGCGGCGCTCTTCCTGAGATGGGCGATGGTGAGGGCGTCGGTCATTTCGTGCATGAGCATTGTGTAAAGGGCATAAGCCTGAATCGTGGTGCTCATGTACTCTTGGCGTGCTTTGAGTACGATTTTTGCCACGTATCCCAAGCGGTTCCTCTGGTCCTCAATCGATTCAACAAGTAACTCACGCGGCCGAGTCCATTCAGGACGGACCTGTTTTCCGGTATCACCTCGAACCCAGAGTACTCGTAGGAAATCTCGAAACGTCGGGTAATCAGAACGTAACCCGGCTCCTGACTCTGATACCATTTATTCCTCCTCCTCCGGTTGTACGGGGCCTTCCGATACATTTTGATCGTGCAATCCCAGTATCGGTTTCGCAACCACGACAGCACGCTTTCCTTTGACACCAGCATGATGCTCGTGACGCCAACGGACCTGCAAAGGATCATTCTGGCCCTTCCTTTGAACTCTCCGTTGAACACTCGCCTTTTCATGTCCTTATTCGAAAACCAGACGCCCCGGGACGCAAGCAGTTTGCGCGCCGCCTCGGGCTTGAACCACTCTTCGCCCCACTCGTTTTTGTAACTCACCGGCGGGTCTCCATTTCGGTGATCCGTTGCACACCGCGATGATACATGAGTTCAACCCGGCCCGTAGGTCCTGACCGCTGTTTGCGGACGTAGCAGGTCATGGGTCCGGGGTCGGCCTCAACGTCCTTCCCATATCCGGGCCGGTGGAGCATCAGCACCGTATCGGCGTCATTCTCAATAGCCCCAGACTCCCGCAAGTCGGGTAGCTTGGGCACCGGGTCCCGTCTCGTTCCAGGCTGCCTGGACAACTGAGCTACCAGCACCACGGGGATATTGCGGGTCCTGGCCAGCAGCTTGAACGCTCGGCTGATCCCCGCAACCTGCTGCTCGCGGGTCATGCGCTTATCATCCGGGGTCACGAGTTGCAGGTAGTCCACAATCAGCAGCGTACCCGGCGCCGTGGCGTGCGAACCGATCCGCATCACCTTGCAGATCGATTCGTCCGCGATCGTCAGAGGCAATGACT